GACTACAAAGATGACTGCTGGAAGGATGCAAACGAAGGTAAAGGATTACGAAAGTTTGTATATTCAAATGGTCCTAAGTTCTTTACAAAAGTAGAGAAAGAACCTAAAGTAGAAGAAGTGCCTTTATAAATGAATAACTACAGAAGTAAAGCAGAACAGTTTTTTGCAGAGTATCTTGAAACAAATTCTATTAAATTTGAATACGAAAATTTTAGTATTCCTTATGTTATTACTAAACATTATTATCCAGATTTTTTTATTGCTGATTATAATTTCTTTGTTGAATATAAGGGATACTTCAAACCCTCAGATAGAGGTAAACATTTACTATTTAAACAACAACATCCTAACATAGACATTAGATTTGTTTTTCAAAATGCGAGGAATAAGATAAACAAAAAATCCAAAACAACTTATGGCGATTGGTGTGATAGGCATGGATTTATGTGGGCAGAAGGAACCATACCTAAATCATGGCTACAAAAAAACAAAAAATTGAAACACTAATTAGCTATAAAAATGAATACGTTAGTAGCGATTCATTATTAGATCAATATTTTTCTTCCGTAACTAGCGTAAGCAATGTTATTCTTAATCCTGTAGATGATGACAAAGAAGAGTCATCTCCAGAAAGATTATTATTTCTCGCTGTTATCTATCAAGCAATCCTAGACGTAAGCCGTGAAGAATTACCGGATGAGTCTGATCTTATCAAACGCCAGCGACGGGAAGCCTTAAGCTGGTTCTTCGATGAAAAATATATTGACGATCTTGACGAGATTTGCTATCTAGCTGGTATCAATTCTAGATGGCTTGTCAGAATTGTTAAACAAATCGTAGACGGTGAATTAGAGTTTGACCGTAAGCGTATTAACGTTCTTATCAATTCAACAAACACATAAGGAATAAAGAAATGTATGGTGTTCAATTGTCTTTGTTAGACGATGAAGAACCTTGGAATGAAGGTTCTGACAATGTAAACTCTCCATCACATTATAACAAAGGATTAGTAGAATGTATTGACGCCATTCAATCTGCTACTGATGATGGATTTGAGTATTATCTACAAGGTAATATCATTAAGTATTTATGGCGTTACCGTCATAAGAATGGTGTAGAAGATTTAAGAAAAGCAAAATGGTACCTAAACAAGTTAATTGAAATCAAGGAGAAGCCTTTATGCACGGACCAGAAGTAAAAGCATGTGATGATCTTCATGCTCAAAAATATAGACTACCTAATGAAAGTTTTGAAGAGGCTATGCACCGTGTCGCAGGAGCTTTAAGCGATGATAAAGAACATTTTAACGACCTTAAAGAAATTCTTAAAGACATGCGTTTCATGCCAGCGGGACGTATTCAATCGGCTATGGGAAGTCCCAAGAACGTTACAGCATACAATTGTTTTGTTTCTGGTACGATTCACGACTCAATGGAAAGCATTATGGAAAGGGCTTCCCAAGCCGCTGAGACTATGCGTAGAGGTGGTGGAATTGGTTATGACTTTAGCCACATTCGCCCTAGCGGTGATCGTATTGTATCCCTTGACTCTCATGCTTCTGGCCCTGTATCATTCATGTATATCTTTGATGCAATATGTAGGACGATTGTTTCGGCGGGACACAGGCGCGGAGCAATGATGGGTGTTCTACGTGTAGATCATCCAGATATTGAAAGCTTTATTCGCGCTAAACAAAATGACAACTCACTAACAAACTTCAACATCTCTGTAGGCGTAACAGACGAGTTTATGGATTGTGTTATTAAACAAAAGCCATTTGAGCTAAAGTTCAATGGTAAGGTTTATAAACATATCAACGCCAACGCTCTTTGGAATGAGATTATGCGAGCCAACTGGGATTGGGCAGAACCTGGAGTTCTGTTTATTGATCGTATCAACGATGATAATCCCTTGAGCTACATTGAAACTATTGAAGCAACTAATCCATGTGGTGAGCAGCCACTTCCACCATTTGGTGCATGCCTACTTGGTAGTTTTAATCTTGTTAAATATACATTTATCAACAGAGTTGGTAGTGATATAAAGTTTACATTTGACTTTAATAAACTACGTGAGGATGTTCCAATTGTTGTCCGTGCAATGGATAACGTTATTGATCGTACTCAATATCCTCTGAATGAACAGGAGAAGGAAGCTAAGAACAAGAGGCGTATGGGTCTAGGTGTTACAGGTGTAGGAAATGTTATTGCTCTTATGGAACTACGATATGGTGAGAAGGAATCTCTTAGCTTTATTCGTAAGGTTCTAAAGACAATCTGTTATGCTGCATATGAAGCTAGTTCTGATCTTGCAAAGGAGAAAGGATCGTTTCCATTCTTTGATAAGGAAAAGTACACAGCCTCTGGCTTTGTCTCTCGTCTTCCAGAAGACTTGATTGAAAAGATCAAGAAGCAAGGTATGCGTAACAGCCATCTTATGTCTATTGCTCCTACCGGCACTATCAGCTTCTGTGCAGATAACATTTCAAGTGGACTGGAGCCTGTCTTTGCACATGAGCTTGATCGTACAGTCCTTACAGAAACAGGACATACCATCGTTAAACTAAAGGATTATGTGTGGAATAAGTATGGTGTTCGTTCACAAACTACGGACAATCTTAGTGTAGACAATCATCTTGATATGCAGATAGCAGCACAACCCTTCATTGACAGTGCTATTTCAAAGACTATCAACGTAGGTGATGCTGTAACGTTTGAAGAATTTAAGAATATCTATACCAATGCCTGGAAAGGAAAGCTCAAGGGTGTAACAACCTTTAGGCTTGCTGGTAAACGGTATGGCATTCTTAATAAGATTGACGCCCCTATCAAAGATGAACAAGAAGGGGCAGCTTGTTTCTACGATCCAGAAACAGGTAAAAAGGAATGTGATTTATAAGTAAAAAAGATTTAAAGGTTTTAAAGATAGGCTGTACGATAATTTTTATTGTATGGTCTATCTTTTTAACGAGCATTCTTAACCATAGATGCACCAAAATACAGTCCTACGATAGCGGAAAGAAGGTGAGTATCAAGTGGTGTAATCACTAAGCCCGTTAAAGCTTGCCATTTAATTGCTTCCTTTCCTTCTGTAAAGAAAAGAAAACCTGGGTTCCATTCTGTATAACCAATGTTAACAGGAATATTAGGCCAAAATACTGCTACAATCTTAGGCCAAACAATAATTGCAAACACAGCAGAGATGGCAATGATGCGGCGAGTAACCTGAAAGCCTTTGCTTTCGTGTTTACGTGCATCATTGATAGCCTTGCGTTGAGCGGATAGTCCGGTAATTGCTCTATCAAATGCTTGCTGTTTTGCTTCTTGACTTCTGCTCCACATTGTCATAAGACCAGACATAAGACCAGAGCCTAGCATTGTTATAAGTTCAAAAGGTATGCCCATACTAATCGGTTTCCTCTGTTGCGTAAATATCCAAGAGATTCCGTCTATAAAGGGAAAGAACGGTATAAAGCCTACTGACTGAGATGCTTCCCATGATGTAATTGTCTGTTCTCCCTTCCTCGTTAAATAATACTACCATAGCTCCTGTTATTTTCTTGTCGTTTCTGACACTCTCTAGAACATCGTCTAGGTTCTTTAACACAAAGCCATGTATATCGTCTATTTCCTTTTCGGATAACTCTTGATCATCTTGTACTGTTAGTAAGCTTTTTTTAAAAGGGATTACATTATCTATTTTATCATCCATATTTTTTATTCACCATACAGAGATTTAAAATCTGGTTTTATTGTATAGTTAGACCCTCTAAACAACGAAGGGGCTACACCTTCTCCATAAACAAATATATCCATATCAACCTCATTCTCTCTGTTTAGCAAAGCCTCAAAGTCTTGAGACAAGGCTAATAGCTCACCAGTTGTATAGAATATATCTTCTTCCTTTGTCTTTGGATTTAGAATACCAATTTTAATCCATTTCTTCTTTCCATACATATCGACTTCATCAAGGTCTTCTGGAACACCTTCATGGCAGCAGTCCATACCAAAGATATGAAACTCTCTGAAGCCTAGTGTATGTCCGATACCAATTGTACGCATTGCAGAGCAAGTACCGCCAGTAATAAGTTCCTGATCCTGTAACTCTTGCATGTCAATAAGAGCGTTTGTGTAAGCATGCCAGCCAATAATGTTAGCCCCTTTCTCAACAAGATACTTTGTAACATCAATGTTAGTCATGCTTGCGACAAAGTACTTTACCTTTGGATGAGGATCAGCTAACAATTCTCTACGAACAATACCGTGCGTAGATGTTCCGTCAAATGGACGAGGGTCAAGAATAACGCAACCCCAAGGAATGATACCATTCTCAATCAATGTATTATGAGAATGCTTAACACAGAAAACCTTTGCTCCGTTCTTCTGAAGTTCCTTAATCTTATCTAGATTTTTTACAAGAGAAGGACCAGCGGAAGCTAAGACAAGTTTACCATGATGCCAGTGACAACGCTGTACCATATTATCATTGAACAACTTCATGTTTTCACGAACGTTGTTTTGAATGTTATCAGGAGGTACACAATCTCTTGGATTAACTTGAACAGGAACCTTGTGTGTATCTGGTGGATTTGGAAGGCTAAGATCATTTAGAACAACAGCAAGGTTTACATGTCCACCACCGGCTACTCTATCGCCCGTAGAGATGATGAACCTACGTTGTTCACCTGTACGATCAGTACCGCCTAGTTCCTTATAAATATCGTTGACGCCTAAAAACTCTGTAGGCATTTTTCCTTGTTCATCTTCTGTATAATAATCATCCAGAACGATAACAGGAATGTCCTTACAAAGCTCATAGTCACTACGTACAGTTTCAGTAGAATGTCCACCATCAATGAAAACAAAGTCAGGCTTTACATTATACATATTACAAAGGCTAGGATCGTTTAGAATACTTAACTTACTTTTTGAGTCGCCCTTCATTAGATAAAATGTTAAAGTCTTATTTATCTTTGCGTACTCTTTAGCAAGATCAGTTAGCTTTAGTTCAACAGACTTCTTTGTATAATGCTTCTTTACATTAAACTCTTCCTTATCTGTTTCATCCGTAGCGTCTTCAAATAGATCAATACCAGTGTAGTGAACAGTGTCGTTAGCCTCAAAGGCAGATTGGATCATTGCACAAGCTGTATCGCCATTCCATGTGCCAATCTCTAGAATGTTCTTACGCTTATAGTGTTTGACCATAGCACATAGATCAACATACCTACGTGCCTTAAAGTTTGGATTATTTCCAGAGCCGTATTTCTTGTTACCCTTTAGATGAACAATATGATTACCTAGAGGAGATAAATCAAAAGCATCTAGTCCTTCACAGTTCGGTGTAAGATCATGTGTAACCATGCCATGAGCTTCATGTAGAATGCGAAGACGATCAAACACATAGTTATCAGCAAAGCATTGTAGCTTTAGAACCTCGTCTGAATTATAGTAGTTAACATAATCAGTCATGAAGACTTCTACTATGCCAGGATTGATATTATAGCCAATAAGAGAAGAACATGTGGCATAGGCATTCTTACGGCCTAGATAGACTATATCAGCCTCATCGTTAAATGTCTGGCTTAACAACTCTTCTGTGATAGGCTCATACGTTACACTGTCCGCATCCAACCAAATCAACCACTGTGCATTTCCACCATCACGGTCTAGAAGATAATTCATAGCCATGTGTTGAGCGTATACCTTGTGGCTAAACTTCACGGCATCTTGATAGAAGTTATACGTATTCTTTCCAGCCTTACCATCAAACTGTTTGTTACGTTCCTTAAATTCAATTAGCCGGTCATTGTCTAGTAGATCAAAGTAATGAATGTTATCGGCTTTAGGCGCGTTGTCTGGTAGAGGATAACCATCACAATAACAAAGAAGTTGAATATCCTTCGGCCAATATTCAATGAAGCTATTTAGAAAACGTTCACCATATACATCCCAACTTTTAACTGGAAAGGATGTAACAATCGTATATTTATTTGACATTTATTGATTAGTCCATTAAATGGTTGATGATAAAATTCTTTGGAATTGATTGTAGATAGTCAATCCAAACCTCTCCAAAGTCACAGTCCTTGTACTCCTCAAACCAAGGTCCACCCTTTGTAAAGTGAATAGCCTTTGGCTTCTTTCCGTTGTTGGTTACACCAGGAACAAAGTTCCACTCTTCTGGTAAAGGACCAATGGC